CCTCCGAGCCGATTGTCAACAAACCTGCCGCCAAGGTGCCGGAGAAGACTGGCAGGGCAGCAGATGAATACCGCAAGGCTATGCTTGCCGCCATCCGCAGCAACTTCCGTAACGTATCCAACGTCCTGCAGGAAGGTGTCGATGCCGATGGCGGCTACTTGGTGCCGGAGGAATACGACAGCCGTCTGATTGACGTGCTGAACGAGGAATGCATTATGCGTAGCCTCGGCAGTCATATTACCACCAGCGGTGAGCGGAAAATCAACATTGCCGCCACCAAACCCGCCGCATCGTGGATTGAGGAAGGTGGTGCGCTGAGTTTTGGCGATGCAACTTTTGACCAGATTATCATGGATGCCTACAAGCTTCATGTGGCGATCAAGGTTACGGAGGAACTTTTGTACGATGCCGCCTTTAATCTGGAGAGTTACATCATTCAGCAGTTCGGCAAGGCTATCGCCAATGCCGAGGAGGATGCTTTCATCAATGGTGATGGCAACCACAAGCCCACCGGTCTTTTGACCACGGCGCAGACTGGCGTGACCACTAGCGGTGCATCCATCACGGCAGATGACCTTATTGAACTGGTCTACAAACTCAAGCGTCCTTACCGCAAGAGTGCGGCCTTTATCGTAAACGACCAGACCTTGGCGGCAATCCGCAAACTGAAAGATGCCAATCAGGCGTATATGTGGCAGCCCTCCTACCAGATGGGCGAACCTGACCGCTTGCTGGGCTATCCGATTCACACCACGCCTTTTATGCCTACGGCAGAAGCGGGGAAGACGGCGCTGGTGTTCGGTGATTACAGCTACTACAACATCGGTGATCGCGGCTCCCGTTCCATTCAGGAACTGCGCGAGCTATTCGCCGGTAACGGCATGATTGCCTTTGTTATGAAGGAACGTGTGGATGGCAAGCTGGTATTGCCGGAGGCCGTGCAGATGCTGAAAATCAAAGGTACTGCTGGAAAGGGCTGATGTAAATATAGTGTGGGGAGATGCCTTGCTGGTGTCTCCCTGTTTTTATGGGAGTGATGGCTTATGATTGTTTCCTTGCCCAAAGTAAAAGAATATCTTCGTATTGACACGGATGCCGAAGATAAAATCGTCCGCAAACTGCTGCGGGCAGCAGAGCATTTATGTATGGATGTGGCAAGACTTGATGAGGATGAATTCAAAGCCTGCGGAGCTATAGCCAAGACGGCAGTGCTGTATACGGTCGGCTATCTTTATGAACACCGGGATGATGCTGACCACAAGGCACTGACATTAACACTTCGGTCACTGCTTATGGGCATTCGCCGGGAGGGCTTCTGATGTATGTATCTTTGAACGAACTTAAGCAGCGGATAACGATTCTGCGTTCTGTTACCGAACAGGATGGAGAGGGCAATCTGGTGGAGCAGGACAGAACAGAGGTGGCAATAGTCTGGGCAAAAGTTCTGCCCTATGCCGCTAAAATCTCAGATGGCTACGCTGAAGAAGTCAAAGAAGTGGACTACCGCATAGCAATTCGCTATCGAACAGACATCAAGGTGACGGATATTATCCGCTGGCAGGGCAAGACACTCCGGCAGACAGCTCCGCCATATGGCAAGGACGGCAGACGTCAGTGGCTTATTCTGGAATGCAGGGAGCTGGTGGAAGATGAGTAAAGGCTGGGTCAATACGCAGAAGCTTCTGGAGGAAATGGGGGAAGGGGTGCTGGAGGCAGGCAAGAAAGCTCTCGCCGAAGGTGCAGAAATGGTGGTACAGGAAGCCAAGAACCGCTGTCCGGTTTATAAGGGCAGTGACCATCGCGTAGTACCGGGGGCGCTCCGGGATTCCATCCGGGCTGTTAAGAAGAAAGGCGGTGCGGAGTATAAAATCACCGCCGATGCCGAAACGCAGGACGGGCTGAAATATGGCAGACTGGTGGAGTTCAGCCCGCGCATCAACAAGCCGTTTATGTATCCAGCTATGGATGCCCAGCGTGATGCGGTGAAAGAAAAAATCGTGGAAGCCGTCAAGGCGGCAGTGAGGAGAGCAAAATGAGCATAGCGGAAACTGTATATCGTGGCCTTATGGCAGACAGGCGCTTAACCAGTCAGCTTCATCGAGACTGTCGTGGCAGATGTATCTATCATGGTCGCAGTCCGGATGCCGGGAGTTATCCCATATTGGTTTACTCGGTTATTTCGGATGTCCCTGCTATCTCGGCAGATGGGGAAGAACTGGAACGTCGGGTGACGGTGCGCATTCATGTGCTGACCAAAGATGGCGTAGCGGACAGCATCACCGACCGGGTGAATGCTGTCATGCGTTCCCTCGGTTTTGTTCGCGTCCAGTCGTTGGAGATGGCTGAGCGCAATTTTTTTGTAAACGTAATCGACTATAGGATTGGAGTGGAAAGCTAATGGCAGAACCAAAGAATACGGCAACTCTTGCCAGCAACCTTATGAGTGGGCAGTTTATCAACATACAGAAACTGCATATTGCAAAAATGCTGACGGATGAACCAAATGGCACGGCTACTTATGAAACGCCTATAAACTTAGGGCGTATTCTTCGCAAGGTGGATATCAAGCCCAAGACCAGTCAGGCAGAGCTGTATGCCGATGGGCAGAGTATTGACAGCGTGACGGGAACGGCCTCTTACGATTTGACCTTCGATACGGCAGCTTTGCCGTTGGAGTACATTGCGTATCTATTCGGTCACAAGATGGAAAATGGTGTGATGGTGGCTGGCAAAGACGATGTGGCTCCTTTCTTCGCCGTCATGTTTCAGTCGGACAAGCGAAACGGCAAAAAACGCTATACCAAATTCTACAAGGTACAGTTTACTGAGCCTTCGGAGACTGGCAGCACCAAGGAAGAAAATATTGCCTACGCAACGCCGACTATCACAGCCAAGGCCATCTACCGGCTGTCGGATGGACTCTCCTATACCAAGGCTGATGAGGAGTCTGGTTTTACGGAGGCGGCTGACTGGTATGCAAGTGTTTGAGGAGGACTGAGAAGAGATGGATAATCCCAAGATTGTCATAGATGGCAAAACTTATACGCCAAAATCTCCCAAGATGAAGGTCTGGCGTGAGTTCCTGGCTTTCTTTGATGAAGACAAGCAGGATATGGCTTTGGAAGAATACCTTGACCGCAATGTGGATCTGATTGTTTTGGCTTTTGGACAGAAGGAAATCACCAAGGAATCTATAGATGAGAATATGGAAGTTGCCGACATTGTGCCACTGGTGCGTGAAATCTTCCTGTGGCTGCAGTCGCTGACCTTCTCGAAACTGGTGAAAATCCCAAACGGGGAAACGGAGCCGGTGACACCAAGCTGACTCCGTACCAGACACTTTTAAGATACTACGAGCGATTGCAGTCAGCTTACGGCTGGACAGTACAAGAGGTGGATGAAACGGATGCAGGTATACTGCTCGACCAATTGCTGGTGACCGCTTTGGTCAGAGATAAGGGGTGTCAGAAATTTATTGAGGATGTGATGTAATGGCCAAGGGGCAGAAAATAGACGAACTGTATATTTCACTGGGCTTGGACATTGCCCGTCTGCAGCTGGATTTCGACACGGCAGGAAGAACGGTCAGCCAGACCATGGCACGGCTTAACAGTGAGAGCAAACAGCTCACATTGAAAACGGACATCGACCTCACCAAACTTGAAGGCGCCGGCAAGGAACTCGACCAACTGAAAATCAAGTACCAGGCCATCAATCAGCAGTTGGATATTCAGCGACAAAAGGAACAAATCCTTGCAACTGTGGTAAAAGATGCCCACAAGACCAGTGGCGAGGATAGCGGTCTTACCAGGCAGGCCGAGACCAATCTCCTGAAACAGCAGAAAGCCATCGCCCAGATGGAAGCTGAAATGCGCAGGCTGAATGTACAGATTAAGGCAGCGGGAGGTAATGCCACTACATTTGGTCAGCGAATGTCAGCCAGTATTGGGCAGGCCAAGGCAGGTCTTGGGAGTCTTTCAAGCGGTTTTAATCTGCTCAGTGCCAAGATGGCGGCAGTGCTTGCCATTGCCACTACGGGAGCTGGGCTGTTCAATATTACCCAAAGTGCCATGGAAAGTGGGGAGAGCCTGTACAAGCTCACGCAAAGGCTCCATACCTCAAGTACTGAGGCGGCAAAACTGAACCGTGTATTTGCTATGGTGGGCGTGAATGTCCAGTCTATCACGCCGCTTATGGCAAGGCTGGACAAGCAGATACTCTCGGCAGGGGAGAGCGGGAACAGCACCACGCAGGCATTGACCAGATTTGGCGTATCGCTGACGGATGGCAGTGGTGCTTTGAAGTCTATGAGCGATCAG